TACGCTGTAATAGGGGTTACCAACTGGAAAGGGTCCAGGGTCGAAAGACGGCTGATTATCCTGTTCGAATCAGGCAAACTATTACAGCGAACCATACAACACTTCAAATGCCCCAAGCTGGGTAAAATCTTCAACCACACTTGCCGTTCTCACAATATTCAATTTGTGAGCTAGTTTTTTACCACTTAATTCATCCTTGATTTTTACTTCATAGTCCATCTTAACCGCGACTTTGCCTTTCTCTGTTTCATAGATAAATAACAACGCGTCGCCAGCATTTTTATTGCGTTGCTGTTCTTTCGATTGCAATAAAATCGCCTTAGGGTTTCTCAATTTCTCAGGTAACTGTTCCCAAAACTCCACCGGCAAGCTAATGCCTTTAGCTTGTTTGGTATCACGTAATGCATGCAGCACATCTTCATCACGCACAGCGATTACCGCGCTCTGCGGGGCTTTTTCTAAATTGTCCAGCTTAGTTAATACCGGTTCAGGAATCGCTCCCACATACTTCATATTGCCACGTGCGATTTTTTGCTGACTGACTGTGTCGACCATTTCTTTCATCGCGCCGTTTAATAGCACCATGGCTTTTGGGCTTTTCAATACATCATCAATTAACAGGCTCGCCAAATGCGGCTCGGCGGTTGTCATTTTTTGTAATAACAACTTATCCACATCAACATCGCGAGATTGCGTTAGGCGCTCAAAGTTATAAGGTGCGAATCCCACGTCATAACCTTTCGGCACGCGTACTGTTCGTGGATTGCCGGAGCGAACGCCTACCAGTTTTTCTTCCCACTCAATTTCAGGTGATGGGCTCACTTTTCGCCCCATTTCAGCTAAATCATCGGCATCGTGCGCTGATACCGTGCAGTGGCAGCCGTACGCTTTGATTGGGTAATAGTAGCGCCAAAACGGATCTGTGGCGGGTAGAATTGTGCCGTCTAACGCGATATGTTCCTCGCGCGGGTGTTCATTATCATGGTGGTGATATTCCCAATAAGGCAATACATCAACCAAATCCAAATGCTGCGCCAATCGTCCTCGATTATACGCGCCATAAACGTTGGTGTCGTAAATAATCCGGGTGCGCCAGTTTCGCCCGCCGTTATATTGCCAGCCGGTATTTGCCACAATATCATCAAAACGCTTGCGAAACCCCTCTAAGGTTTCACCATTTGCAATGGCATCATCTACCGCTTCGCGAAATGCCGTCAGCACTTCATTACGGTTTGCGCCAGCCACCATAAAAAAATAGTCATGTTCTTCACCTAGCACGTCTAAATAGCTATTGGTAGGCAAATTGAGTTTTTTCTCAAAATATTTGACCTGCTCTTCAAAAGTGAATTTACTCATTTTATTTACGCTCATCTTCAACGGACTGACGACCAGCAAAGTGTGCTGCTGTTGATGCCCACGCCATTACTTTGCCGTATTCTGCAAAACTCAATTCAGGGATTAAGCTGTCTAACTGATAGCGAAAATCTTCCAGGCTTTCTGCTTGAGATAGCTTATCCTGGATAGTTTGCAGCCATTCTTCTACAAATGGTTCACCTTCGACTTCTAACTGTTCCCCAATGGTTTCCACGATAGACTTAGGAATCGCCTCGGCGAAATCGGCCGTATTTTTGGCCGCACTTTTTTCAGGTGCGGCAACTACAATGTCGCCTTCTTCAAACCCATAGGTTCGCATGATGTATTGTTCGGTGAATTGCACGCCTAAACCCGCCAATAATTCGTCACGCTCGGCTTGTAATTTATCAATGCTTTCCTGTTCATAAAGCTCAAATGTCGGCATCATGTCCACGTGGAAATTTAACTCACAAATCCAGGCTAGTAATTGGTTAAACACGCCTTCAACCATGCGGGCATCATCATCGCGAATATCACGGGTCACTTCTAAGCCAGCCGTGGCGCTTGCACGATTTGCTTCGGCTTCTGTGGTTTGATTTTGCCCTAATAATGCGATGGCGATTTCTGATTTGCAGTAGCGCAAGAAATCATCAAACACCTGTGATGACCCGCCTTTGCTTCCGCTTTCAAGCATATCAATAGAGCTGTCATCCGGGACAGCTGCCACGGCTGTGCCGAGCATTTTTTCCATGCTATCTAACAACTCATCAATTTCATGAGCGTTAGCGTTTCGTGGGTATTTACCCACCAACCACGGCGAGCCGTATTTTTCAGCAAACTCTAACCAAAACTTGAACCCGCCTTTCTTAAAGGTCGCTGCCCAAAAACACATTGCTAGGTCTGCGCGACCGTATGGGTTCATGTAGTCGGCTTGTTGGGTGGCGAGTAAAAATTTCTTTTCCGGCACAATGTCGCCATTGCGGTTCTCTTTTGTGCGCAGCATTAAATGGTTGTCTTCATCAAATACAAACCACTCTTGTGGCTTTCCGACTATTTCAGTCGGGAGCAATAACCCGTTCTCACTTGCCCACATTACCTCAAGCGCCTGGTAACCGAACAGGGTGGCGTCTAAAATTTGATTGATGATTTGATTTACTGGTAAGTGGTCAAAAAGCGTTGCCAGGATTTCATCTGTTTTTTCATTTCCAGTTGGGGTAATGCGCCACTCTAAACCTTTAATGGCGGCTTTACGGCGGCGAACACAACCGCCCACATGGCTATCTGACAAAATTTCGCGATAGACTGAAATGTCGCGCCCCATTTTCTTCAATACTGGATCAGGGTTTGGGAGGTAGTGCATAAACGACCAAAAGTCGATAGCCTTCGCGCGGGTAGCGATGACGCCGATTAAATCTTGTTTTTTTGTTGTCATAATTAATATCCTTGGGTCATTTTACGACTTGTTCGTTGTTTACGGCTGTACGCCTTGACCGGTTGCATAACCGCCTCCGTTGCAGCGGTTAAAGCTAAAAAGCACGCCCAGGTTCGGTCGGCGTGACCGTTGCTGTCGCTTTCTGCGGTAAACCGTGGCTGGCCGTTACTGCCGGTTATTTTTTTGAGTTTGTGTAAATCTTCTCGCAAATCGGCATCACCTTGCGGGATGCGAATTTTGCGGTCTTCAAAGGCCGTTTTACCGATAGTGGCCATTTTTAGTTTGGTGGAAACATTAAAAAGGACACCTTGAATTCGCTTGCCGTGTTCATATTGCGCATCCTCGACCATTTTTTCACCCATGCCGGTTTGGTCGAGATTACCGCCTACCACGTGATACTGGCGCATGATGCGGTTTAATTCTTCTTGTTGTTGGCGTAATTGCACGCGTTTTAATGTCACAATCTCTCGCGTCCAATAAACATCGCCTACCAATTCAACCACCCAAATCACCGTTAAGTCATTGCGCACCGCAATATCCATCCCAACAAAACAAGCACCGCCTTGATAGAGTTCAGGTTTGCCAGCGTCCGGGTGTTCTACACCATCAATTAAGTCGTATGATAGCCACGCGCTGGCTTCATCTAGCCATTTGAGTTCAAATTCTTGCGCCCAAGCGTCTTCATCATTTAAACCACGGCGAAGCTGTTCAACATCACGAGGCAATCCGTCGGCGACCGCCTGGTAAATATCAACTGTGTGGCGAGACCATTCAGTGTTATTGACATCGGTCATTAATTCGTAAAACTTATTCCCCTTGCCGTTTGGTGTTGATACCACGCGCAATTTCCAACCGGCAGAGATTACCGGGAATAAGGCTTTCCAAATCTCGCGGCTATCCGCATGGAAAGCAAACTCATCTAGGAATACATTCGCTGAGAAACCACGTGCTGTATCGGGGTTGGCTGGAAGTGCGGTGATTTTTGAGCCACCAGGAAAAACAACTTCGAGCGCGTTGATTGTTGAATTGAACGGCACTTCTAATACTTCACAAACCATGCCTAATGCTTCAAGGTGGCGTTTTACCCCCTCGTTCATCGCTTCTTTTGCCTGACGTTCCCCGCGAGATAAGATCACCCAGCGCGTGCGTTCCCCCTTAGCCTCGGCCGCTAAACAATCCATCACAATTTCAAATGTGGTCGTAAATGTTTTACCCGTCTGACGCGCAAACATAGCCACCTTGAACCGGCTTTTATCATTTAGCCAGTTTTTTTGATAGTTATAGAGAACGGTTTTATTCGATGCCATAAACTGCTTTTACCATTTTTTGCACATCTTCAAGACTCACGCCTTGTTCTTTCCCAACTTCTTCCACGGCTTCTGCGGCACGCTTAATGGTTTCCTGGCGTATTGCTTGCTCACGTTTAAAACTTAAACTTTCAGCCTGTTCTAAACGTTGAATGGCGGATGATAATAACGCAAGGTCTTTTGGTTCTGCCTGGCCGTTTTCACTCATACCGATGGACGTTTCAAACGCCAGGTTCTTAACAATTTCCATCAATAGCTTGCCAATGTCGCTCTGCGGCGCTTCACCGAATTGTTTCGTCCAAATTTCGGCGACTTCACGCGCGTTGCGAATTTTGCTTGCCATTTGTTCCATGCGGCTGGCGTAACGGTTAAGGCCTGTGCGGCTTAATTGATAGCTGTCATCTAACCCGCAATCACGGATCAGGTCGTTGATTTCTTCAAGGATTTGCGCTTGTGAAAGGTGTTTATCCCGCAACATCATTGCCAGTTGGGTTTTGATATTAGGTGGAAGTAAGTCCACTTTGCTTGCGCGGCCGCGTGTATTTTTATCGGTCATTTAAACCTCCTTTAAATTGGGTTTAAATCTTTGGACTTGGCTTTTTTACGCCGTCCACAAAAGCGCGACCTTGTGCCACATCCAACCCACGCTGTGTGATAGTAGCCACGAAGAAATCTTTGCCGTTATTGTTTAAACGTGCCAGCGTAATCAAGCCTTGCTCTTCAAGCCATAACAGGTGGTTTCGCACTAAGTCTCGGCTAATATCGTGGCCATACATATCTAAGCAATCACTTAAAATGCTTTCATTGGCATCATAACCACACTCTTCAAGCGAGCGCAGAATAACCAAACGCTGGTCTTTGGTGAAAATATCTTGGCGCATCATTCTTTATTTACCTCTTTTTCAATTAACAACTTCACTTGATGGTTAAGGCTGCCAATGTTGGTATTTAATACGTCGGTTTTGCCTTTCATTTCCGTCATTAATAAACGCAAATCAGCCACTTCTTTTGACGTTGGCAGATGTCTTAATTCGCCTTTGACTTCCGATAGGCTTTTTTCGTTGTTTTCAATCGCCTTGCGCAAGTCTGACACATCGGTTTTGCGCGCGTATTTGCTGTCCATTGTCAACCAAAAATAAGTCCACACAGCCCCGCCAATCGCCACAACGATTGCCCAATGGCGTTGGATAAATTCCAGTGTTTCTAGCATTATTTAGGTTCCTTTTTTTGGCAGATTTTTTCATAAGTCAAGTTATGATTAAGCACCTGCCGTTTGGTTTCTTCTGTATCTTTACGGCTTGGATAAATAAGACCGAATGCTGAACATCCGCTAGTCTTCACGGAAATAACCTTTTGACTGCAGCTGCTCATCAACAGACTTGCTAGACAAAGTGCGGTTAGTTTCAGTAATGTTTTTTGCAGTGTTTGCATTTTCTAACTCCTGTGCGACTGCGGCCGCTTCACGTTTTACGAATTCGATCTCTTCTTGTTGCTTGCGAATTTTGGCCGCTTGCACGCGACCATGGATAAAAACGCCAGCCA